GATCGCGCCACGGTGATCCGAGTCGGTAGAGTCGGAAAAAGAAAGCCCGCCCTGGACAGGCCGGGGCGGGCTGAGAGGAGGAGTCTGCTTACGTTGCCGACGGGTCACAGCACCCTCCGAGCGGCCCTTTGCCGGGCCTTCAGAACATCGTAACGACCTTGCCGCAACATCTCACGGTCCTGGACTTCCTCCAGGGCAATCACGCGCTCTGCAGCGCGATCCAACCTGGCCGGATCAGTAGCCGGTAGATCGACCCAATCACGTAACTTCGCAACCATGGTCCTGCCGAGAGGAAACGTCTTGCGGCCGATGGAAACCGCGTTCGGCACGTCGCCGTGCCTGGAAATGTACCGACAACCCTCCGCGGTGGTCAACCAGTCGCGGAGAAACTGCAGCCCAGGCCACCCGATAGCCGGGCGCCTGGACATCCTGGCGAACTCCGGAGCACGCCCCGCGAGCTGGTCCAGCACGTAATCGTCCTTGCCATTGGTCAACTTCTTGACCGTGTAGGAGGCTATGTAGGCCGCTGCCGCGGCCGTAGGAGCGTCCGGAGCCGTCTGGACGTACCCATACGGCCACCTGGCCGTTAAAAGCGCCTGGGAGGCTCCTGGAGCGATCCCAAACAGGATCAGATGGTAGTGGGGCCTCCAGGTCTGATCCCCGTACTCGCCGCACCCGAAATACCGGTAGCCGAGAGACTTGGTTAGCTCCCGCCAGTGAACATCCGAGAGAGAACCATCCGCCGGAAGATGCTCCGGCGCGTAGGTGAGAGTCGAAAAGCTCGCCGCCTGGTGAGCGAGCAACTCCAGCATGATCCTTGCAGTCCACATCCGCCGACGATTGAGACGACAGACCAGACATTGACCGCAACCGAACTCGACCCCTGGCCGGGGCCGCATTGGACGGACACAGAGCATGGAAACTCATTGGACTGTTAGACAGTCCGCACAGTGCTCGTCAAGATAGAGCACTGTGCGGGGCCTGTTTACTTCGTGGGATTTTCACCAGGTGAAACAGAGGGAGCGGCCGGGGCGCCACTAGTCGGGGTCTTACCCCCGGCTTCTCCTTCCTTCACTCCTGGCGACTTCTCAGACGGATCCAACCAGGTCCCATACGGACCCTCGGGAGTCATGTCCTTGACCTCATAAGGCGACTCCGGCATCGACTCATCATCATCAACGTCGAAATCATCGGACTCCTCGAACGTCTCGTAACCCTCGTCGCCAGCTTGCCGGGAGAGCTCCAGGCGCACCATGCGCTGAATTTGAGCCGTGAGACTTTCGGGATATTGCCAACCGGGCGGCAACGCCACCCGGTCCTCGTCCGCCACTTCCCGACCGTCCTTGTCGTGACCGAAAAGAGGCATCCAGGTCATAGGATCCTCGCCGATCCAGACTTGCGAACCATCCGACGCGCTTGGATGTTGTTGTAGGCCATGACCCACAGCGGGTGAGTGTTTTGCTCCTGGAAGATCCGCTTGGTCGGTTGACAGACAACGAACGAACCATTCAACGCCGGCGCCGCGCTGAACTCGCGCGACATATGCCAGAAATTGAGCGTGTCCCTGAAATCACCGTGAACGGTAGACGGCTGATACTTGTACTCCGCATACCTATCCTGATATCCCCAGGTCGAGCCAGGCGTGTGCTGGTAGTGAACCTCCTGGCCGTAAATCTCCTGCTGGCCAATCTGTTCAAGCTCCCGCTGCCAGTAGTCCTCCTTGGTCGAGCGCATCCACATCCGATTCACACCTTGCGTGTAGATCGCCTTCGGACGAACCGACATCAGAGAAATCACGATCCCGTGCTCCTCGAAGAACCGACGGAACCGAGCGGAACGCATGGCGCTAATCCCGTGACCGGCCATAGTACCGACACCAGTCGCGGCCCCAGTCGGAGAGCCCGCGGTGGTGCCTGGACCAGTTTGCAGAACTTCCGAGAAGGAAATCGTCTGCTTGCCGCCGCCGAGATACTCCGGCCGCTGTAGCCTGGCATCAGAAGAACGCACGCCGAGATATGCGAGGTATTCCGTGTACCTGGAACCATAGCGAGCGCGAGCCTCCTGGTAACGCTGCAGAGCAAATGCCCGACGGAAATCGTTGATGTTCGCACCAGTCGCGGCCGAAAGATCCGCTACCAGTTTCGGATCAACCCACTTCGCATTGAACGTACTACCGACCGACGGCACATCCCAATTCGTATTGGCATCGCTGTTGATCTGGAGCTTTGTTGCAGCAGGGTTATCCGCAGAAGAACCACCACCCGAGAACACCGGCTCCTTGTCACCCGTAGCCATCAGAGGCGCAGAACCCGCGAGAGGAACCACTACATCCGGCCCCTTTTGCGTCCACGGCCTGGCGGTCGTGAAATAGTCCTTTTCCCAGAAGATCGGGGCGAGGCCCCAGTCGAGATCGAGCGGAGGAATGTCCTCCTCACGGCTGAAATCCTGGTCCGCATACCACTGAAACCAGATCCGCTTGTATGCCTCGAACGGTAAGGACGAGACCGAACCAGTGAAGCCTGGTGGAATGCCGAAGTAATCCGCCAGAGAGCCCTTCTTGATAGGCGTAGCAGTAGTGAGCACAGGAGGCGTGCCAACTCCTTCCCCCAACCCATCACGGCCACCCGTAATGAACTTCTCCCAACCGTCCCACAGGATCCGATTCGGAACAAACCAATGATGAATCCGCACCGTAACCGGGTGCATCACCGGAGCAATCATCGGAGAGCAACGAACCAGGAGAGAAGTCTGCTGCTGGAACGTATCGCCTGGGAGCACCTCGTAGCACGCTACAGGCACCAGGAAGCCCATATTGGACGTGAATAGCTTGTAATGGGACAAGCCGTGCTTGTGACGCTTCATCCTTAGAGCCTCCAACCGATGCGACCCGGACGACCGAGACGACGACGGGACTTGAAACGCACCCGACCGTAACCACGACGACCACGACGAATACCAACACGACCACGACGACGAAACCGCATGATGACCTCACCGACGCCAGTAGATAGGAGCGTCCGGACCTGGCGCCTTGAGGCTCGGACGTTGAGATTCATGACGGAAACGCATGGTGGCATTCGGGTCCATGCCGCCAATGTAGCGAATGAACCTGGTCAGCCAACCCTCACCGTACACCCGCACGTTGTGACCAATGATCGAAGGCCAGTCATACAGCGAAATTGCCTCACGAGCCTCCGACGGCCCTTCCTGGGAATACGGCAAGTCGATCCGGAAATTCTTGTCCACCTGGTACGAACTGAACCAAGGAAACGACGGTCCCGCGGTCCGCGAGGCGTCATCAGAACGCGGAGAAGGAATCTCCATTGGATTGATCTTCGCCTGGTCCGTAGAGCCTGTGATCTTTGCCTTTGGCGAGCTCTGACCGCCCATCCCGTCGAGCGCCTGGAACGTACCTTTCACCGGGCCTGCAATCTTGAAATCCTTGGAACCACCGAGCCCGTAACTCTGAGCGTCGCGCTGTTCATCCCGAGCTCGCGCCGACGCAACTGCCTGAGCCTGGACCTGGTTCAGCTCCGTACGCGATTGAATCTCCGCCAGCGTAGCGTCCTTGATCGCCTGGTCCTCCTTGGACATGAAAGCCCTGGCGCTCTGAGCAACATCCTGCCCTGTCATGAGCGGCTGCGCGCTCGGCGAATAACCGACATTACCGCCCGACAAAGCGAACAGCGGGTGAAGGCCCGCGCGCTTAGCGTCCTCAACCTTCCACGAAATCCCGTGTTGGGCAAACTCCTTTTGATTCTCATAGTTGTCCTTGTTCGCCTGGCGCTGAAACAAACCGCCGACGACGTTACCAACAACCGATGTCAAACCTTCAGCAATCCCCATCGTCATCCTCGACAAGAGAAAGCACTAAGAGCACCAAGCCGCCGACGACGACCCCGGCCAAGACCGGTCCTGCCAGCAATGGAAAGAGCATGAAGCACCTGCCTTCGAATGGTCCGAGAAACACACTCAGCCGTGCGCGAATCTAGCCACGGCATCCGCTTGAGGGACTTTGAATCCTCGCGCCGCGCCCTCTTAGCGGCCGCGAGCTTTACCTGGTGGGGCGCAGCGAAAAGACGAAGGGCAACTGCGTTTTGCAATAGGCGATCCGCGCGTTCACTCTGTGGCGCGGTCCGTAGCGCTGCGCGTAGCACGTCTTTGGCCAGCGGCCTCAACTCCTTGCGACGCATGAGCCTGGAAGCGAGCTCGAGGTTTCGGTCCGAGTCGCTCCAGGCATCCATGGGGCCTAGCCGGCCCCATCCCCCTGGCACCTGGCGGCCACTTGCGAGCCCGCCAGAACTTCCGAGGGAATCCACCGTGGGCACACCGTCGGTGTAGCGATCGCCACTAACGATCGCGCCACGGTGATCCGAGTCGGTAGAGTCGGAAAAAGAAAGCCCGCCCTGGACAGGCCGGGGCGGGCTGAGAGGAGGAGTCTGCTTACGTTGCCGACGGGTCACAGCACCCTCCGAG